GTTTAACTGAGAGATTATAATGAGGTTGAAAGTACGGAAGAATCTGTTCAATGATTTGTAATCCGTCATCTTGGTTCTTTGATATAATTGCCAATTCAAATCCAATATTATAAGGCACAGGCATAAAAGCATTTTTGTTTTCATCTGTGTCTTTTTTAAATTTAATTTTTTGTGTAGGTGATACCTTTCTGGTAGCATCGTAACCTATACTATTAATCTCAAAAGATAATCTAGGAAGTGTTATTTGCACCCTCTTATTAGTAGGGTCTGGATTTTGATCTAACCTTGCTAAAAATTTCTGTTTCGGACCATATGCCAAAGGCACTTTCATCACTTCATCAGAACGACGAATTTCAATATTGTTAAACAATGTTCCGAAAGCCACGATAGTCTTACGAAAGATTTCATTGTATGAATAAGTTCCTAACATTAGATTGATACATCAGTTGAGCTTCCGACTGTTCCGAATGGATTTGATTCGGAGAAGTCTATAATATCATTATCAGCAGTCTCAAACTCATTATTTTGATCGTACTCGATATTTTTATTATCTATTGTATTATATGTAGCCGTTGTCCAAGAAGCACCCGATGAACCACCTGTAATTGTTTCTGGAACAGTAAACGTCCCAGATCTATTAATAACAATAAGTGTTCTAGTACCAGAATCCCAAGACTTAACTTCAGCAGTTACATTAGAACTACCTCCAGTTACAGTTTCACCAACTGTAAAGTCTCCTGTACCACCAGCAACTAAACCAACTGTAATGGCATTAGCAAAGGCAGTCTCTACAGCATCTAGTTCTGCAAGACCAGTATCAATCTCCTCATCGCTGTACTCGAAGAGTTCGCACTGACATTCCCAAACATACCCTTTACCTAACTGGTAGAAAGGACGTTCGACTTCTACAAACTTAATTTCAAATAGATGTCTAGTTATAGGGAACCAAATTAAATCCCCTTCGTTGGGTCTTCCTTCGACATTGAGTACAGTCGAGTCATCAACCTTTTCTTTAAATTTTTCACGGGAGAATATAAACGTTGTCTTATCCTCGATGCGGATTCCAAACTTCGTAAGAAGCTCGCCTTGTCCTTCCCATCCTTCAACATTATTGACATAGGCTCGAATCGCTTTGGCACTTTCAAATTTGCCATCAGAGTCCTCTCCGAAGACGTTATCACGGTTGACAATAGTTCTCGGCACGTAGTAAATATCTTGCCCGTAAATTTCAATGCTCTCTACAACTAGGTTTTCCATGAACTTCTGCTCTTGAGCAGAACCGTTAATCTTTAATCTTCCAGCATTACTATAGTCCGACTGAACGTAATCTTGTGCTGGTGTATTGGAATATGTCATATCAACCGACTAAATCCATAGGTGGTAATTCATAACGATCACGCAGTTCTTTTTCAAGATCTGTTTTAAAAGTAGATGCATCCTCAAGTATCTGACGACCATTGAGTGTAACACCACCTAGCATTTGAATGCCATCATACTTACTTAAATTGCGACCCCACTGTTGTTGGAATAATGATTCCACATAATCCTTCAACCAGTTATCATTATACATGGAAGTATAAGTTTCTGGGTCTTGACGCATATTACAATCAACCATAATATAATCACCTACTGCCATATCTTTCCAATCAAAGTCCATATAAAGTCTACCTTGCAATTCATTCCATTTCACTCTACGATTTGCTTGAGAATTGGTTATCCAATCTAAAGTTTCAAGATATTGTGAAGTCATAAAATAATGTAAGATACGACCATGTGTCATATTATGAATATCATTCAAGAAGAGTTGATATTTAATATTGAATATATTACCACTAGACATTTTCGACATACCAATATTGGTATACACATGATTAATGTTTAACATACCTGGAGGTGTGTCAATATAATTATCTGCACCATACCAAGGACCAGAACCTTCCTGAGTAAATCCCCGTCCTGCATCCAACATAGCCTGTGTAACTTCAACTCTCATGAACGTCTTATAACTTCCGTTATAATGATATTCCTGATAGTAATCAATTGCTTCTTCAATTAGATCATCCAATTGTTCAGTAGCAACGTTGATGTCTATCGTAGGATATCCTAACCTACGTAGAGCATAATTTTTTATCTCAGTTTTAGTGGCTGGTCTTGTAGCTGACATTTATCTTTAAGCGAATGATTGGATAGTCAAGTTAGTAACATCATTAGCACCAACGGTTTCTCCCTTCTTGAAGAATCCATCAACATTATCAACGGTAACTGAAGTAGCACCTAGAGCAGTGATAACTCCTGTTGAACCTGAAGTACCACCTGTAACGGTTGCACCGACTTCCATCGTTGCGATGTCAGATAGTGTGAAGGTTGCATTAACAAATACTGCAGCAGTGTTCAATGAAGAACCATTACCGTGGATGGCTGATACTGGAATTGTGCAACTGTTACCATGTATAGCAGATACAGAAGTCTGTGCATCACCATTACCACCTACAATAGTTATAACTTCGGAGTTTGCATAACCAGAACCATCAGTGTTAACTGCAACAGCAGTAACATTTCCACTTGCATCAGCAGTGATGTTAAGTGTCAATCCTGTACCAGAACCAGATGAGGTTGTAGCAACGTTGTTGAATGTACCCTCAGTATATCCAGTACCAGCAGCACTGATAGAACCAAGAGTATTAACTCCAGTTGCATTTGCATTAACAATAGTAACTGTATCAGAAGCAGCATAACCAGTACCATCATCATTAACTGTTACTCCAGTTACAGCACCGTTACCATCAACTGTGATATCTACTGTTGCAGATGTATTAGAACCTGCTGTTGCAATTCCACTTCCAGCAGAATAACCTGTACCAGCAGTAGCAATAGAACCAAGAGTCTTAATACCAGTTGCGTTAGCATTAGTAATGGTTAATGTCTCACCAATAGCATATCCAGAACCAGCATTATTAACAGAGACGTTAATGATTGCCCCACCAGATGCTGTGATGTTAAGTGTAGCACCTGTTCCTGAACCAGATGATGATGTAGCAACACCAGTTGCTGTAGTGTATCCAGTACCACCAGCCAATGTACCCAAGTTAAGAGCAGAAACACCACCTAGATTTGGGTTGGTTATTGTTAGTGTGTCAGAAATTAAGTAGTCACTACCAGCAGCATTAAGTGCAAGACCTGTAATAGCACCGTTTCCATCAACAGTAGTATTAACAGTTAATCCAGAACCAGTACCACCAGAGGTTGCTACTCCAGTTGCATTGGAGAATCCTCCAAGACCACTAGCAGTAATAGAACCAATAGTTGTAACAGAACCTGGTGTTGGGTCTCCAGATAGATTCAGTACTAATGTAGTTGAAGTTGCAAGGTTGTTAAGCATTGCACTAAGTTGTTCAAAAGCATTATCAAGTTTTGCCTGTACTCTTGCCTCTGTGTAGTAAAGGTTTGTACCTTCTGCAAGAGCAGCAGTATTATGATTATTAAGGTTAGTTGCCTGTGTTGCAGAAGCAGCATTACCTGAAGTATCTTGGTTACCTCCTGTATTAACACCTGGAAGACTGATTGATGCAGTACCATCAAATGCAACTCCACCAATGTTGACTGAAGCAGCCAAGGCAGTAGCAGTAGCAGCATTACCAGATGTATTCTGAGTACCAGCAATGTTAACACCAGCAAGATCTATATTTGCCGAACCATCGAATGCAACACCACCGATTGTCTTAGATGAATAGAATTTTGTTGCTGTATCAGCATTACCAATAAATGCACCACCAAAACTAGGTGCAGTAACTCTTCCGTTATCAGCATTAAAGGTGAGAGTAGATCTACTCTTAACTCCTAGATTACCAGTTGCAGATGTTGCAAACAGTATGTTGCAAGTTGTATCTGTCTGCTCATCAGCAACTGTAACTGTTGTTGCTATGTCTGCTGTACCTGTAAGGTCTCCAGTAATAGCAGTTATGTTTGCAGCATCTGCATATATTCCTTGCCATCTAACTGAAGTAGTACCTAAATCGTATGTACTATCAGCAGCAGGATTTAAATCTTTAGTAGTAGAAGTTGTAGCAACTAAGTTACCTGTAACATCTCCTGTGAGTGATGCTGTAATTACATTAGCAGCAAAGTCACCTGAACCGTCACGTAGGACAAGGTTGTTTGATGCGTTAGTGGACGCTGAAGCGACGTTAATCGTTGTATCACCTGATACACCATC